GTCATTAGATGCAGTTGCCTGGGCACTGGGCGTCTGCATAAATATATAGGTGTCGCCGGGTTTTGTTTCCTGTTGCGCTACTTGCTGCGCTTGTTGTGCTGCTTGCTGATTGAACTCTTTACCACCAATTGTGTGTAGAAGCCTAATTTCATATGGAGTACCTTGGGCATCAGTCGTCTTGATACTCCCGTAACCACGACCTGGTGTAAACGATCCTGGTCCCTCCCAAGCTAACTCAGTTCCACCGGGGATACCGTAATCTTGTCCGAGATGGTAAGTGGACGCTCCTTTGGTTGGAGCAGCCCTCTTACCATAACCAGATGTAATTGTATAGCTTGGCATCCACTGCTCACCTTGTTGTTGCCACAAGGATTTACGCTCTTTGCCCACTTTCAAACGAGTCAATAAAGAGCGGATCGTGCCAGGGTCAATATATTGCCCGTCTTTGAGAACTCTCACATCAAGGTGAGGTCCTGTGGTCGGGAAGATATCTTCGCCAGGCTTTGCAACAAAGCCGACGTTCTGGAACGAAGGAGAAGTGGATGCCGCCATACTAGTCGCCTCCTAAATAATTAGGCGTCTGGAAGAAAGCTTGAGTAAGCATGGAGGCCGGATCAAATCCAGTTTTAAATTGTGGCGTTGAAGAACCAGCAATATTTTGCAAAATGTAGTTTTCTAAATAGTTTTTAGGATTGACTGCTGGTTGTGTATCGCCAAAAATAATAAAAGTACGCCCGCTTTGTTTGGCGGTATCCTGTGGCGCGGTAGTTTGTTGCTGTAAATCTGGTAGATTTTGTACAGCTTGCTGAGCCTGTGGAAGGAAGTCTTTATACTTACCACTTTTATAAACCGACCAGGCGCCAAGACCTTGGCTACCTAAGATCTGTTTGGCAGCTTTAACGTTTGTGGTTGGATCAAATAAATCTTGCTCTTTTGACAAGCCAAACTGCTTCATTCGAGCAGGGCCTAGACCACCGTACATGTTCACCTGGAACAGGCCATACGATTTATCTAAACCGGTAGGGTTATAAGCCTTGGAGCGGCCGCCTGATTCCGCCAGTGCGATGGCTGTCATCGTCGGAATCTGCTTGTCAGGGATTCCCTGTTGTTTCAACAGAGAGGCAATTTGTTGTGCATTTAACTGGGACATGTTTATGGCTCCTTGTCTCGCATCAACGGAAGTCGGATGAAAGCATAAGGCGAGTGCCGACAGCGACGTCAGCAGGGCCGGGCAGAGCTTGAATAAACTCTGAACCTTCTCGGTTAAACCGATACCGAGCTTGCTCGGGATTTCGGTAATTGGGTACATACAAATGGAGGGCTAATCGATCCGTCTCGTATATGTAAATCGCCGTCCAAGTCTTGAGCGTGTCCCTAAAATCAGAAGTCGCAATGGTTCGATCAACATCACCGGCAATACTCTCGATACGACTACGGGGAACAGTATTGTTATTCACGCTACCAGTCATGTCCGTGCGCTTTTCAGCTTCATCGCACCGACCGACCTGTTCGACAATTTTCGAATACCAGAACGAATCCGGAATGTTGTTGATCGCTTCCTCTAGTCGCGCTAAATCACCTGCCGGAATAGACGTAGTGTTATAGCCTAGGTGCCAGCGGACTTTAGATTTGAGAAAGTTATCTAGTTGCATTACTCAAAAGGAAATGCGTTGTTGGGCATAGTTCTTCTTATATGCCCAATAACACACTAGCACGCGCAAATTATCACTCAACGCGAACTAAATTCTCCTTAAAAATCTCGTCCCAATCAATGCGCTTGATTGACTTCAATTGGTCAAGGCGCGTAAATTTTTCACCTGGTAAAGACAATTGGAGATCTTTAATATCACGAGCTGTTTTAAGGCCGACACCAGGGAGGGCATCTGCGATTTGTCGCGCAGTCGCAGTATTCAGATTAATCCGAACGTCAAGTGGAAAAGTCTCTCGCTGCGTAGGCTTTGGAGGTTTGACACCTTCCGACTCTAACTGAGCTGTCAGTCTTTCTTCTGTACGAATTTTTTCGTTTGTAGCTTCAAGGTGTGGAGTGAGATCTGCCTCGTCGATGTACAAGACCTCATCTTGTGAATCGAGACACATTACAACGCCATCTCCATGCTTGGAGATCATCTCAACAAGACCACCTGTTAAGCGGTATTGGTACAGCATCCTGCTAAATTAAGTCTTCGCTTAGCTTAACAAACTAATCCCATAGTTTCAACCCATGAAAAAACGGGTCCCGAAGGACCCGTCATTTCAACTTTTAAGCGGAGGTCAGCTGTCGCTACCGCCCACTTGGGAAGCGAAATCAATGAACTCGTTGATGGTCTCCCAACCAGCAGCGGCGGCAGGACGCAGGTAGTTCACGCGGCACACCAGATAGCCGGCCTTGCCAGCATCGGAATCAGCCTGACTGATGAACACACCGTCGCCGTCGACAGTGGTGGAGGTCACACCGTTGACGTTGAACACCTTGAAGGTGGTGTCAGCGGTAACCTTGTAGAACATCGAGTTCGCAGCATCCTGGTCGTCGATACCAGCAGTGGTAACGGTAGTCCAGAAGGGCAGGTCGGCGACAGTGGTGTCTTCCAGACCTTGAGCAAACAGCGAGCTGGTGGCGGAAACAATCGAGCTAGCGGCGGCGAGACCGTTGGCTTGGGTAGCAGGAACACCGAAAGGAGCGCCAGCATTGTTAGGACCGAGCAGCAGACCTTCAGTAGAGGTACCACCGATGTCAGCAGTCACAGGGGAGGCAGGGAAGCCAGCCAGGCCACCGGAGGGCAGGTCCTGAGCCACAGCGATAGAAGCGCCGTAGATATAAGCAGGACGAGCAGCGGTAGCTTGCACCACCAGGGAGGTGCGATTGTCACGCACGCGATCATCAGGGCGACGATCAGGCGAGGGGACGATGATATCGAAGCTCTTGTAGGAAGCTTTGTCTGCGGCAAGGTTAGTAATCTTGACGTAGCCAATCAGCTCATAAGCCTCGACGCCAGGCCAGGCATAGACACCTTCGGTGTTATACGAGGAGAGGCGGTTAATTTGATTGCCGGGCTGGAGAATTGCGCCGGCTTCTTCTTTGTAAGCAGCCATTAGTTAGGTTCCTCCTTTATCACTCAACGATGGTAAAGGCAGTGGTCACGAAGTCCTTATTCAGGTTCGCGAAACCGGCGTACAGCTGCCAAATCAGGATGATAAAGCGGCTGAAGTCGTCGTTGTTGTTGATGAGCACCTGAGCGTTAGGACCGCCGATACCCACGCCGACAGCCTGAGGACCGAAGAACAGACCAGCAGGGGTAGTGCGGGTTGCAGCACCGCCACCGCTACCGATGTCAACGGAAATACTCTTGTCGGGGAAGTTGGTGGACTCGAAGAAACGAACACCTTCGAACACGAAGCCAGAAGGCATCACAGGTTCGCCAGCCAGGAACTGAGCCTGACCATACTGACCGCCACCATAGATAGCTGCGTTAGGAGCCATCATGCCGAGCAGCGGGTTAGGGCCGCCAGTGCCAGGATAACGTGCCACTTCGCGGAAGCCCTGGTCAGCACGCAGGTCCTTCATAAAGGAAGGATCAGCAATACAACGGTAGTAACCGTCGGCAAACACTGGGGTGTTACGCTTACGCAGCTGCTTCACAACTTCAAGAAGGTCAGTCTTGACGTTGAACTTGAAGCGCTCAGAAGCATACTCAGTAGCGGAGTAGCTGTTCAGGCTGGTGGACGAAGCCTTGGTCTTACCGTTGGGGTAGTAGTAGCCACCCTGGCTATCGGAAGCGGCGCCACGGGACTCAGCTTTGAACAGCTCGTCCAGGAACACGCGATCACGCCAGCGGCGATAATCGTCCAGCAGTGTCAGCGAACCGATGGACTGGTGGAACATGTTGAGGTTCCCGGTGTCCAGCAGCAGACGCTGAGCAGTCATCAGAGTCTCACGAGCAATTTTGAAAGTGCTCGGGAGAGTGGTGTTATTCGGGTCAGCAGGGCCGGTGTACTCACGCAGAGACACAAGCACCTTGTCCTTCACGATGGACCGGCTGTTAGCAGTACCGATGGTTTGATCCTGGGTACGCTCACGGCTGGTCTTGGTACCAGGGTTGCCCCAGAAGCGGTACCGGTCGAGTTGTACGGTCTGACCAGGCTGTTTGGTGAAGTCGTGGACGACTACTGGCTCGCAAGCCATCTCCACGATATAAGCTGGATGGGGGCGGTACAGCTCCGCACCCAACAGCTTGGGAAAGTCGTTCTCCTGATCTCCAATTTCTTGAAGGGGTGGACTATCTCTTCACCCTGTAAGGGTGCCGGGCGCTAATGGCGTGTTACGAATGAAGCGTCATTCACCGCCTAGTCTCTGCACCTTCCAACTACGAACTTAGTTGGCTTGGCTCAGGATTACCCTCGTCTTTACGTTAGGGCTTCCCTGAATTCACCCGGTTTTCACTGATCGGTTGCCCGATCAGGCGACAACGTTGAGTACTCAGTTTAGGTGCTATAGTGCTGGAACAGCTGTTTATAAACAACGTGAAACCAAAACTAGTGCCTGGATTTGAGAACCTCTACTTAGATGAGTGTGGGCAACCATATCAAAAAGAAGGTGATTGCTTTGTAGAACTCATCATCAGCTCAACGAGTACTTATGATCGCGTTTCTGTTTTCGTTGATGGAAAAAAGATTCGCTACCACATACACGTTTTGATGGCCATAACATTTCTAGATCTAGATCTAACTTTGCATGGAGTTAAATCTGATTCTCTCCAGGTGGACCACAAAGATGGAAACAAAAGAAATAATTCTCTTATCAATCTTGAGGTTGTTACCAAAAGAGAGAATTACGACAGGGCTTTAAAAGCTGGTCGTTATTCAAAGAATGGTTATGCCAGCAAAGGCTCGGCTAAAAAATCTCTCAGGAAATTTTCCAAAGAAGATGTTGCTCAAATTAAACAACTAAGATCTGCCGGTTTTTCGTATAGAAAAATAGCAGAGAAGTTTAATTGCAACCATTTAGCCATTTATCAAATCATAAAGGGGATCACCTATCAGGATCTGAGTTAGCTATCGATGAACATGTTGGTAATTCAGCGGGTTATGTGGCTGAAACCAGGATCTGGAAGATCCGTGGAGCAGGAGCCAACGAAAAAATTCGGTGCTACTGCGGGCCTGGAACTTCCGTCCCATTGATAAAATTATACCCTGTGTTTATCAATCCGGTTTATTTAAGTTTCTGGATTGACCATCTGGCCAGACATGTAACCATCAATCATATTCCCAGGGGAATAGCTCATCGGTGGCATATAACCAATGTTGCCGTATGGGTTGATATAACCATCGGCTGGCTGCCTGTC